TAAAGAAGTCATACGACGAGCAGAAGGCACAGCTCCAGATCGCCTCCGGATACACGACATGGGGGTGAGCTGATGGACAGATCGAAGATCGTTTATCTGATCCGGGAGGTCTGGGAGGAGAACGAGTACGGCGTTCTCGAGCGCACTCTCGAACGGCGCAAGGTCTTCGCAGACGTTTCATCCGTCACGGCTTCCGAGTTCTTCAACGGAGGCATGAACGGACTGAAGCCAGAGCTACGCATGACCGTATTTCAGGGCGATTATAAAGGCGAAAACATTCTCGAGTACTGTGGCAAGCAGTACACGGTTTATCGCACGTATATCGCACGGAATGACCTCGTGGAGCTGTATTGTGAGCTTCGGAAAGGAAACGAGCAATGACGGCACACGGAATCGGCAAATCACATTTGAAATGCGATGCGGGCAAGTTTGATCTAGCTGTCACGACAATCCTGGACGACTTCGAGACGGACTGCTACCAGGCCGTTTACTTAGCGATCAAAGAGACCGCAGAGGAAGTCGTGCAGATGTTAAAGAGCGCCGGAGATTTCCGAGGCAACAAATACCGCAAATCGTGGAAGGCCGAAGTCACTCAGCGGAGGCTTTACACATCGGCGGTCGTTCACAACGTGAAACATTACAGGCTCACGCATTTGCTCGAGTTCGGACATGCAAAGCAGAACGGCGGAAGAGTCAGGGCATTCCCGCACATTGAGCCGATCAACGAGAAAACGGCGGAGATGTTTGAGGACAAGCTGACACAGCTGATCGGAGGTGCTGACAGATTATGACAGTAGTAGAAATCAAAGAGCTGATCGAGTCGCTCGGGCTTCCGTGCACTTATTTCAGCTATCCGGAAGGCGAAGCTCCGGATCTGCCTTATATCGTGTGGTACTTTCCGAACAGTTCGAACTTTTCGGCAGACGATAAAGTCTATGCAAACATCGAACAGCTGAACATCGAGCTGTATACGATGAACAAGGACTTTCAGACAGAACAGAGAATCGAGGGGATCCTCGATGCGGAAAATTTTTATTGGGACAAATTAGAAACATACATCGATAGTGAGCACATGTACCAGGTGCTCTATCAGACGGAGGTATTTATAAATGAAGGTTAAATTTGGATTGCGCAATGTTTATTATGCAATCGCAACGGATGACGGCACCGGGAAGCTCACATACGGCACTCCAGTCAGATGGCCGGGTGCGGTTAATCTTTCGCTCGACATCGAAGGAAGCTCCGATCCTTTCTATGCTGACGATATTATCTATTACATCGGCCAGAGCAAGAACGGATACTCCGGAACATTTGAGAGTGCTCTCGTGCCGGATACAGTCCGCACCGACGTGCTCGGCGAGACAACAGACACAAACGGCATGATCGTGGAACGTGCAACAGATGTCAGCAAAGAGATCGCTCTTTTGTTTGAGTTCCAGAACGATGTCAATGCGACACGTCACTGCTTGTACAGATGCTCGCTCCAGTCTCCAGGCGTCAACGGCCAGACCATGGAAGGCTCCAAGACACCGCAGACCGAGACTCTGAACATCACGGCGATGCCAAGGATCGACGACTACGTGATCAAGGCAAAGTGTCCGCACGGATCCGCAAATTATGACCAGTTCTTCACAGAAGTGAAAGAGCCGAATCTTTAAGAAGGGAAGGATAAGAGATGGAAAAGATGATCAAAGTCGGCGACCGTGAGGTCGCTTTTAAAGCTACAGGTGCGACGCTTCGCATCTATCGGCAGAGGTTTCAGCGTGACATGCTTGTGGACATCCAGAAGCTACAGAAAGAGATGCAGGGAGGCAAACAACTGACCTCGGATGCGCTCGAAATCTTCGAGAATGTCGCCTATGTCATGGCGAAACAGGCGGATCCGGATGTTCCGGAGACACCGGACGAGTGGCTCGACGGCTTTGATATGTTTTCTATTTACGAGATCCTTCCTCAGATCGTTGCGCTCTGGGGAGTCACCATGACACCAATCTCAGAGAGCAAAAAAAAAGCAAGCAAACCGAAAGGCCACTGACAACTGGCCTTTTTTTGCTTAGATGCGTACAGCAGGGCATCCCCATGTCTGACCTCGATCTGTTAGATGTGGGGATGATCCTTGATATGTTTATCGAAGCGGGCAACGATAGCTACGAATGGGCGACGGTTGCCGATCAGGACGATTTTGACAGATTTTAGGAGGTAATACATGCCAAGTGGTAGAATCCGTGGGGTAACAATCGAAATCGACGGCGAGACGAAGAATCTGCAGAAATCGCTCAAAGATGTCGATAAAGATATCAGGGATACACAAAAAGATTTAAAAGACGTTAACAAACTTTTGAAACTAGATCCGAAGAATGTCGACCTTTTAAAGCAGAGACACGAGCTTCTCGGCAAACAGGTCACGGACACGAAGAAGCGCCAGGAGGAGCTCGAGAAGGCTCTGGAGGCTACAAAGAATGCCGGTGACACTGCAGAGAACCGCAGACAGCAGGATCTTCTGCAGAGAGAGCTTGTGGAAACCACAGCCAAGCTCGAAGACCTCGAGAAACAGTACGGCAATGCGCTCACGCCTCAATTACAGGCCGTTTCCGCCGCATCTGCGGAGGTTGCGGAGAAAACCAAGGGAATCTCAACTGCTGCAGGTGTTGCGGCGGGAGGGATGCTCGCAATGGCTTACAATGCGGCAACAGGCGCGGACGATCTGCTGACACTGGCAAACGTGTCGGGGTTCAGCGTCGAGGAACTGCAGAAGTTACAATATGCCTCGAGCTTTGTCGACGTCAGCATGGAGACCATGACAGGATCAGTCACCAAGCTGACCAAAAACATGGCGAGCGGAAATAAAGTCTTTGACCAGCTCGGCATCTCAATCACAGACCAGAACGGAAACATGAGAGACGCCACCGATGTGTGGTATGAGGCACTCGAAGCTCTGGGCAATATCCAGAACGAGACCGAAAGAGACCAGATCTCGATGGAACTGTTTGGGAAATCAGCCATGGAGATGGCCGGCATTGTCGATGATGGCGGTGCCGCTCTGAAACAGCTCGGAGAGGATGCAGAAGCGACAGGAAACATCTTGTCACAGGATGCGGTCGAGAGTGCGGTGGCATTCAACGATCAGATCGACGAACTGAAAGGCAAAGCAACAATGGCCTTTTTCGAAGCGGGTGCGGCTCTGGCTGACACTCTTGTGCCGGCACTGGAGACACTTGTGGATGTGATCACCACGGTCTTGTCTTGGTTTGGCAATCTGGACGGAAGCACACAGGCTTTCATATTGACCATTCTCGGGCTCGTGGCGGCGATATCACCGATTGCCGGGATAATCTCAACCATCACAGGCATGGCGGCCGCTCTGAACGTGGCAATGCTTCCGATGATCGGCACGATTGCGGCGATTGTCGCAGGAGTTGCGGCGGCGGTTGCGATCGGTGTTGCACTGTATCAGAACTGGGACACGATAAAGCAAAAAGCCTCCGAGCTTGCATCCAGTATCAGCCAGAAGTTCAGCGAGATCAAAAACACAATCAAAGAGAAGATCGACGGAGCAAAACAGGCAGTGCATGACGCAATCGAGAGAATCAAAGGCTTCTTTAATTTTTCGTGGAGTCTTCCAAGGCTGAAGATGCCACACTTCAAGATGGTCGGTTCTTTCTCTCTCATGCCTCCGAGTGTTCCGCATCTGTCCGTTGACTGGTATAAAAAAGCGTACCAGGATGCGGTCATGTTCACATCGCCGACCGTACTGCCGACAGCCAACGGTCTGAAAGGCTTTGGAGACGGTTCCGGATCTGAATTGGTAATCGGCACGAACAGGCTGATGGAAATGATCGGAAAAGCATCCGGAGGGACTCAGGACATTGATATAAATATTTATGCTCAGCCGGGCATGAATGCGACAGACATCGCGACAGAGGTCGAGCGTGTCATGGTACGCATGAACAACCAGAGAAAGGCGGTGTTCGGATGATTAAGCATTTAACAATCGGCGGAAAGGATCTGCTCGACTTCGGAACGTATTACGACGGATCCGAGTGGTGGCGCATGCCATCCCGTGACATTGAAGAGATCACGGTGCCAGGGAGATCCGGGAACTATATCATAGACGGGGATCGGTACGAGAACATCACGGTCCCTTTTAATTGCGGAATCAGGGCGAACTTTCACAGGAATTTCTCCGGACTGGTCGGCTATCTGCTAACGCTTAAAGGCTATCAGCGCATCGAGTCGAGCGAGGAGCCGAACGTGTTCCGGATGGGCTACATATCGGGCAGAATCGAGCCAGAAACGGGCATATTAAACCGTTACGGGCGATTCACCGTAAACATCAATTTCAAGCCACAGAAGTGGCTGAAAACGGGCGAGGCGACCATCACAGTCACGGACGGCATGCAGATCAGCAACCCGACAGGTTTCAAGGCTCTGCCTCTGATACTGGTCGAAGGCACAGGCACGATCCAGGTCGGAAGCGTGTCCGCAACGCTCTCAGCAAACACCGGCACGACCGTGATCGACTGCGAGAGCATGAACGCATACGAGCCTATCGAGAATATCAACAGGAATCCGGATCTTACTCTTTCGGGCGACACTTTCCCATATCTGGATGCAGGCACGACAGGGATCAGCTATACAGGATTTACATCTGTCAAATTAATACCGAGGTGGTGGAAATTATGAAACCTATCATCATGAAACGAGTCGGAAACATATCCGAAATGTTAGCAGACACAACAAACGGTCTAGGCAGACTGGATTCTATTTCGTGCTATGTGGACGAAGAAAGAAACGGCTTGTATGATCTGACCATGGAAGTATCTGTCGATGATCCGCACTATAAAGACATCGCTTTCAATTCCGTGATCAAGGTCAAGGCAGGGCATACAGCAGGGATGCAAATGTTCCGTGTATACGAAATGACCAAACCTATCAGCGGTATCGTCACGGTATACGCACACCACATCACCTATGATCTGGCTAAAAGACCGGTTCGGCCTTTCTCAGCCACAGGAGCATCCGCTACATGTGCAGGTCTGAAAAGCCATATTGCAAGCACTACCTCGTTTGACATCACCACGGACATCACAAACACATCATCCGTGTTCACACTGGAAGAGCCGAAGTACTTCAGAGAGTGCTTGGGTGGTTGGAGAGGTTCCTTCTTGGATACTTTCGGAGGAGAGATCGAGTGGGATAACTTGACCGTGAAGATCCACGCACGCAGAGGATCGGATAAGGGATACCATGTCAGATATGGCAAGAATTTGATCGATCTGAGACAGGAAGAGTCTATCGCTAACGTGTTTACCTCAGCAATGGGATATGTCACGATAGACGGCGCAACAGTGACATCCAATGTCAGATATGTGCCGAATCCAGAGAGCCCGGTCAGAACGAAGATCGTGGACTTCTCGGACGAGTATGAAGAACTGCCGACAAGGGAAGAGCTGAACACGAAAGTAGACGAATATCTGCAGAGCCATCCGATCAATGTGCCGAAGGTGAACATCGAGCTGTCTTTCGTGTCGCTTTTCGATACTGAAGAATACAAAGACATCGCACCGCTCGAATATGTGGACATGGGCGACACGATCCATGTTGACTTTGACCGGCTCGGTGTTTCTGCATCTGCCGAAGTAATAAGCACACGGTGGGACGTGCTGAGAGAAAGACTGGAGAAGATCGAGATCGGCGACGCAAAGACAGATCTTGCCACAAGCATCACCGAAGGAATCGAACAGAACACGACAGAGCAGGTCGGATTTCTGGATCAGTACGTGTCCGGGCTGACAAAGGTAATCACGAACAGCCTGGGACTATTCAGCACCAAGGTCACGAGCGTGGACGGATCGACCAAGTACTACCTGCACAACCGTCCTACACTGGCCGAGTCACAATACCAGTGGACGATCAATGCCGGTGGCTTTGCAGTCTCGCAAGATTATGGCCAGACGTGGAGCGCAGGCATCGATGCACAGGGCAATGCGGTCTTTAATTCGTTAGCGGCAAACATTGTCAGAGCGATGGAGATATACGGA